CGAGAAGTCACTTGGATAATATTAAATCTTCAAGCTCTACTTCTCAAATGTTCAATTTTTCGATTATTGATACAACTCATTTTTTTATGGAAAAGAGTATGTCGATCTACTCTGAGACGTCGACATTTTTTCCCTCTACGGAGAGAACGCTATTATTATTTTTTGTAGCGGTTTGGAGTTTGAAGTACCTGAGTGTCACGCGAAATCGCTTTATGCGATATTTTAATCAATATTGGTATAAATATTATGTGGACACTCATGCTAAAGTGGAACAGGCTGAGTTGGCTTTTAAAACAACATTTATTGCTGGTCTGTTAACGTTGTTTAATACGACGTTTGCCACAATGAAGACTATGTTCGTCACGAATGCTCAAGAGCAGCATGGAATTAGTGATGACTTAAAACAATTATTTCTTATGCCCATTAATTTGGAGTTATTGCGATTGGTTATAATCCCTTTAATCGCTGCTCGTAGTGGTATAGGATCAAGTTTCGTCTTAACCAAGAAAGTGGATTGGTTGTTACGTTACATAGTCGGAGTGATATCTGTGGTTCCATCTATGAAAGATTTTGTAGTGCATCGTGTCGACCGTCAACATCATCCTGACGATGATAAGAAAACTGACGATTGTAAAGAGGAAGAGAAAAAAGAGTCCGTGTTAACAGAAAAAGCTGTTGAACAACAAAAGAAGATTTATTGTATAGGACTCCCTCGATTGTTTGAAACTTTTATGACGGGTGACACAATTAAACCAGAGTTGGTTTTTGATGTGATGCATGACGTTCGAGGAAAGCGTTATATTTATTATAAAGGCTCTTTGGGAGCGTTGCGTGAGCATATGCCTATGTTGCGTACCGCTTTTAAAAAATATATTAATTATCGCTTTGATTTTGAAGCTTTTGAACGTTTTTTGAATTCAGGTTCTCGGATGAATGAATTTAGGTCTTCTGGATCTGATGATTATTCTTTTATTGTCACACCTAATCCTGCGACCGGAACTATTCCCGCTGGAGCTTATAAGAGCACTATGGATGCCACTTGGTTTATTCGTTGTCCATTTTCATGTCGCAAAGTTAATGAAACAGATGTTAAATCGACTGATTTGGACAAATTTGCAAGTGCTGATGGAATTTCGACGACCAGCGTGTGGATTGGTATAGTTGTTGTGTTAGCAACGTTGGCAGCTGGTTGGTGGTATTACAATATTAAAAGTAAACGTCCAACTCAAAACCGTGTTCGACCAGTAGATCGTCGAGCCATTGTAAGTCGACGTAATAAATTAATTCAGCGGAAACATCGTAAACCCCATATTAATGAAGTTCATAGCATCAATTTTACATATCATGATCCTGATATTGAAGAGGATTTCACTTATTATACAGTACGTGAATTAAAGATGGATCACGCGGCTTATAATGCTTGGATAGAAGAGGGTTGTCCTTTAGCCCCGGAAGAAGATGATCAACCGGTTAATAATCCTAATGAGGAAAAACAAGAAGGTTGGCGCGAAGAAGGCTATGATCAAACAACTGAAGAATATGATTTGATTAAAGGTCAGTATACAGGTAGAGATAACTATCCAGGGGCTAAACGAGTAGTAGAACCTGAAACTTTGGTCATGAAAAATTATGATGAGTTTGATGAAGACACTCAACATGCCATTCAAGCTAGTATAGCTGAGAGTGGGGATTGTAAATGTGAGTCTCCACGAACTTGCGAAATTTGTGAAGCTCAGATGATGGTTGAAGCTCGCAATATTTCTAATGACAAAAATTTGGATGCAAAAGGTGTAACGGCGAAAATAGCATCAATGTTGGCTAAGAAAAAAGTTCATTTTACATTGAAACCACGAGTGGTTGCTGGTGAGCAACAAAGATGTCCCAGAATCACTTTTTTATCGCAACATAATATTATCACGCAACCAATTGAAACTTTAGCGACGGTGGCATCAACTTTATCGACTGCCGTGGAATCTGTTGGTAGCTCTATTCAAAAAGGGGCCGAAAACACGGTGGCCCTTGTATCGGATACAGTTAAGGGTACAACAAACACTGTAAAACAAGTGATTAAAGCTGTGGCAACAAGAGTGCCAGCAGATTGGTTTGTTGCTCAAGTTGCTCCTAATGTGTGGCGTGTGGTGCGATCGTTTAAGGGTAGAGAAAAATTCTATCAAGAAGAATTCGACGCTCCAACGAAAGCTCAAAAATTCATTTTAGATAATAAACATACTGATGACCGTTTTTTAAAACCTAAGAAGTTAACAATGAATAATGACAAGCAACACGGTATGAGCGTGTCTCGTCCTTTGAGTCGAGTAATTGCTGACATGAATAAACCTTTGTTAATGGTTAATAAGACTAAAGAAAACATCATGCAATTTACTTATGTGTGTGGGAAATTTATTACCGTTCGACATTGGCACCGATTTTGTAAATGTGATCCTGAAGATGTGGTTATAGTGACCAATAATATCAAAATGTTAGTTAATTTGTCTGAAGAAATGCATTTTAGTGGAAAGTATAAAGATTTTGCATTTCGTCACGTTGTAGCAGGCGATAAAAAATGGGATTTAATGATTGGTGAAGTGCCAACTTGGATGTCTAATGGAAAGTTTCCAATGGTTAGCAACGACCTTGCAACAAACACGAAGGTTGGTGATGATATTACGATGGTTGGATGGGATTTGTTCCAGTTTGAATTAAAAAGTGTTCCTGTGTTGGTCCAAAGTACAGCCCCATTGCGGGGAACAGAACTGAATCCTATTCCATGTGAAGAAAATAACCAACCGCTTAATTTGATTTTCAATTCATCACGTCCTGGTTTATCAGGAGCGCCTTATTTTAATGTACAAGGAAAAGTTTGTGGAATTAATGTCGGAGGAGGAAATTTGCCAGGTACAAATAATTGGGTATTAATTTTTGATAAAGATTTAAAAAACTTGGCTTATCGCACGAGCTCAAAAAACTAATTGAACCCCTTCGTATATTAACGAAGGGGGAAATCTTGCAACAATATCCGTGGTTACAGGAACAGGGACGACAGATAGACAGCAGATTTCGTAAATTTCAAATTGTGATGGTTTGTAAGGATATACCAAGACGAAAACAGAGACACATACGCCATGATGTTCATTTGCAACAATTCTTAATGGAAAACAATTACAAGTGGGCGGATAATTACGTACGTGTTAATCCGAGACCTCTAGATGTTCTTGGTGAATTTTTAAAATATCCTGATGCCGATCGTACATTAATTTCAGACGTGTATTTAGACATTATATATGATTGGCAGATTCTTGAGTTTTTTCCGTGGGTTGCGGATAGTCAAATTCAAACTCAAGAACTATCAATAAAAGAAACTGTCAGCAAAAATGGGAAGAAAATTACTGGTGGTCCTTATCTAATGCGTGATGATTTGAGAACAAAAAAATTGTTTTGCACTAGTAAGGAGGGTTTGGCGATTTTAAAGACGCACTATGATAACCCTTATCCCACAATATCTTCTATGTGTGGTAAAGCAGAATGTAAAGAACTGCAGAAAGCTCTCGACGATAAGTTGCGCTCTTTTATCGTTTCATCGATAGAATTAGTTGTTAATTTTGGATGTTACGTTAATGATTTCAACGAAAAATTGAATCGTCATGTCGGCAAACACCCAGCATTTATGGGTTTTAATCCGTGGGGTGGTGGTTGGAATGAATTTATTCGCAAACAAGTTTGGTGGAAAAATCAGTTTTGGTCCATAGACTTTAAAGCGAAAGACTCCAGATTGTTTGAACAATTTGCTCAATTGGAATTTCGGATGAGATGTTTGGCATTGAAACTTGATTGTAAAATGCGCGGAAAATGCGCATGCGAGTTGTGCAAGCATTTTGAACGTTTTCAGTATTATTGGAGAGATAATTGGTGTCATTTAGTGTGGGTTGAAGGTGTTTTAGCTGTGAAAACTGCCGGCAATAGCACTGGTAGTAAAATCACCATACAAATGAACACATTTGATAGTTACAACGTTCATTCTTATTGTTTTATTCGTTATCAAGAAGATAGAGGTCAATTAGTCAGTTATGATATTTATAAAAATTTTATCAAACCTTTCATACAAGGTGATGATGCTCTAGTTTGGAGCTCTCTTAATATGATGGCAGTGTATCAATACGCCAGAGAGCTGGGCGCTATTATCACTATAGAGAGTGAAACACCTCGGAGTCTCCTTGATTGTACATTTTTGTCAATGACCACGCAGAGATTGTGGATAGATGGTCAATATTGGTTTGTTCCGATATTTTCGGAAGACAAATTGCGTGGCACTTGGTGTCACGGCGACATCTATCATCAAGGAAAGCCCTTAATGCGTAAAAGCTTCCTTCGCACGGCTGAATTGCAAAAATTGAGTTACTTCCATACGACCTTATACCATCAACAACAACAATATCTAATCTTGCTGAGTAACAATGATACGATTACTGGTGACTATACTGACGAATTTGGTTTAACGTGGAGCAAAATTCGTTCAGCTTGGTTTCAATCAGACCAGATTAAAGAATTGTATATTGGTCGGTCTGGCGCAAATATTGCTAATTGTCATGAATTTCGTAAAATTATTAATGAATTGAAGTCTCCCAGCGTTCAACACGGTATAATATTTAAATTGGAATCCAGCCGTATAAAATTAAGTTGTCGAGAGGCAGCTTTGAGCGTTGATAAGTGCATGCGCCCGTTAAAAAATGGAATTAGATTTTTGTCACGAATGCCTGAGTCTTGCCTTAGGTGTTTCAAAGGTGGCTCAGAAGTTTCGCCGCAAGAAGCCTCGCCTACTGAGGAAGACTTGTTGTATGGCAACATTTTATATACCGGTAACCGGCACCAGCAAGTTGGTGAATACTCGAGAATCATCACACGATCAGTCAAAAAACGACGCTCTTCAGAGGGCGGAGGATACTGTGATGACCGCCGGAAGTTTTCCGGGGAAGAGGGGATTGCGAAAACAGTACAAAGCTTTGAAACCGGTTTCCAAAATGGTGGAGGACACGTATTTGCAGATGGTATTAAACCGGTCAATACAGCCGGAAACCAAGCAATAAAGAGTGAGGCGGATACGAATGACCTTGCCATGTTAGCAGCACCAGTCATAGGAATGGCGGGATATTATGGAGCGAAATTGTTGAATCGTAATTACCCGGGAACCACAGCTGGTTTAAAATTAGCGGCTGAACATCCTCAAATTACTGCAAATTTACTTAGACGCACCTTCTTCAAAAGTAATAAGGAGAGAAAACAAGCTAAGTGGAATCGTGAGCATACACGAGTCTCACGTCATGATGTACCGTTAGAAATTGAGAATTTTCGGAGTAGTGAGCGTCATATTCAGAAACCTGGACTTCGAGAAGGAATTGAAGAAAACCCTGGTTATCCAATGGGTAAACCACCACAGAAATGGATTAAAAAAGAGGAAAAAAAAATTGAACAAAAAACTGCCCAAAAAGTCATTGCCGCAATTAAGCAACGACCCGGGCGTGGTAGAGGGGGTTTTCGAGGGCGTGGGAGAGGTCGACGTCGTCCTATAAATATGTCCCGAGTCCTCGATAAAATGGGAGTAACTAGAGTTAGGCCACCGATGCAAATTAAAGGAGCTTTTAATCCTAATTCGCGGAAATTTAAACAGGAAGACACTTGTGTTACCTCCGGATTAGAATTCGTGCAAGTTGCTACGGACACGAAGGACGCTCCACGTGGAACTGTGTTGTGCATGATTAAGTTGAATCCGTCATTATCCAATGTTGTTAAGTTACAGAACATGGCTACATGGTATTCCAATTTCGCTTATTTAGAAGCGGAAATTATTGTTGAGGCCGGACGAGGCTCGAATCAAGTGGGAGCTTTAATAGGCTATTGGGATAAAGACATGGATATTGATCCCACCAATTCGCCTGTTGAATCTTTATATCGCAACGCAGTTAACCATCAAAATCACATATTTAGTTTGTCGAAATCAATGCACTTTAAATGTCCTCGACCAATAGTTAAAACTCCTTTGTTATTTTGTGATTACAACAATCATGATGCGGTTGTGACGACGCAAGCTCTTTTTATGTTGTTGGTGAGTACACCCAACCCAGACGCGTCATTTGATATGAATGTAATGATTCGTTATCGTATCAAATTTCATCATCCCCAAACTCCTATGGGTACGAATCAAGCTGTGGCTCCAGCGGGAGTCATGCAGATTCAGACAGCTGTAGCGGGAGCCGTTGCAAATGCTTTTTTCTATGTTGATACAGCGGCTTTGTCTACTTATTTAGTTACAAGTACTTTAGGTTTACAAATTTATGATGATACGAATGCAGGCTATTTTACTTTCATAGCTAAGGCTCCTGGTAAATATTGGGTTTTTGCGCATGTGGCCGGTACTGGAATTACGGCGTTATCGTGTTCAGCTATTTCTAATACTATTGGAAATTTTGCTTCAAATACTTTGGTGTGGAACACGATTATAGCGGCTGGCACATCTGCTCAAACGATGCATTTGATAAAAATAGCTCCTGGGGGTCCACCCGAAGGCACCTACCGCTTTCGTCTTGGAGGGACGTATACTACAACCACTTTGACTTCTCATTTGGTTTTTTATTCACCTTATGACGCTAATACGAATCCGACACTTGAATTCAAAAATTTAAAGTCCACGAATAAGAAAATGGAATATTTATTTGATAAATTGATGAAAAGTCAAGCGTTACCGGAATTAAAGTCGGAACTATTTGAATTTCAAAATTCTTATATTGCAGATAAAATTAATGAACGTAAAGAAAGACATGATGTCGCAGAACTTCCCTCTATCAGTGATTTATTCATTGATACAACATCTGAACCTGAGATTGTTGAAATTAAAGAAGAGAAGAAGTGAGGTTAAAACGTTCTTATCCAATAGTTTGTGGTTATCTTAAACCATTGTTCCGTTTATTTTCGTTTTTTGTGTATAATTTAGGTTGTCTATATTATTCCAACAAAAAGCAAGATTTCATTATTGAATGAATTTTATTTGGTT